CTTACGAAGTTCGCCAATCTGCCGTTCGTCCCGCTTGAAAGCGCCAATGGACGCCAACACAACGGCGCCAACTTCCGTAGACATAGCCCCCGCCTTTAGCTGCGGAATGACTAAATCTTGCGATGCCTTCGGCGGTGCCTTGGGAGCCTTTGTGATAGCATTGCTCCCAGGAATAGGCTTTGCCGCTGGTTTCGTCGCTGCTACTGGTTTAGTCGCTACTTTTGCCATGATACTGTTGCTCCGTTTATGTGTGAGTCACACAAGTTGTGTTGCGGAAATGCAACACAACCTAACCCCTAGCACACATTAGACTAGGTGTCAATCCCTCGAATTTAGCCTAAAAAGGGACAAATAAGGCCATGCTGCACCGCAACATGGCCTAAATTTCGTCTTTTAATCTCGATTAGTTCGCCTTGGTCGCGTCTGGAACACGGGAAAAGCTCGCATCTCGCGCCTTAGCCTTCGTAACGTAACCCTTTCGCGCCACGCATTCGACGCGAAAAGCATTCCAAGCATCGCGACCCTTGTTCGTCGCCTTATCCGCACGTTCGCGCCACTCGGCACCGCACGTCTTAATCACATCTGAATAAGACGGAGCGGCATCTTGTGCGAGAACGGGGAAAGCGACAAGAGCGAAGATAGCCGAAAGGATAAGCTTGCGCATTGTAGTTGCTCCGTAGGGGCTGGATTGCCCGCGATAGGGACGCTTTCACATCCCTATCTAGTGCAATCGTTAGCTTGGACGATACAAGTTTAATCCAAGCTTCAAGTCAGTACCGGGGACCGCAACGTTTCCGTTCGTGCTCCCGACAACTTCTGACTTGCCCGACTTACTCTCGACACTCGCCGCGCTGATATCTGAGCGGATCGTTAGAATGTTTCCGTCAAGTTCAACGGTAACATTCCGGCCGATCAAGTCACCAGCGAGCGAAGTTGTCTTAGCTTTCGTCGCCATCGTGTAGTCCTTCCGCAGAAAAGAAGCTATGCGGCCGTGCTTTACACCATGGTCGCGATAGCCCCGTGGGATAGTGTTCTGTGCAATAAACTCGCGTCCATTGCTCCAGATCGCTACCATACCATAGCGCGGCATCGGAATGATTGTCGCGCGTGGCATTCTTGAACGCGCGAAATGCCTTCGTGAATGTGAAGTATTTCGCGCGTTGTCCATTGTGCGTTGTATGTAGAATGTAGACACTCATCTTTCATCCTCCTGCATAAGTTCCGTCTAGGCGCAGTGCAATTACCTAGGTGTAACGCGGTCCGCAGTTCATGAACATTTAGACAAACGGACATGCCGCGCCTAGACGGAACCTATGCAGTATCATGACATTAAACCCTAGACGCTGGTAGGCGTTACCTAGGGCTTGCCCGCATCGTGAAGGGGACTTGTGGGATTGACTGCCTGTACACGATGCGACCGATGCCGCGCTCCGATGAGCCGTGCCTGAGGGCTTACGTTTCCCGCGTGGGACTGTCCCACATGCGCTAGCGCGCGTGACTGTGGCCGTTGGCGTCTCCATCTCCGTTTCAGTCCTAGGATCATATCAGAACGATAGCGGATTGCAAGCATTATTTCTAGTAGTTTTGTTTGTAACCATTTATTAGAACCTACATCATTTTCCGGGGCACTCATAATCTTGTGCGCCGAAGGCACGGATTATGAGAGCCAATAATGGGCCACTCGCTATTCGTGTCATCTCATTAAATCTTGTTTGAGTCACACAAGATTTATGCTCGCATCATGTAGTCAATATTAAGCCCGATGCGAGTTGAGGCGCCCCAGGCTCGGTTTTGTCCGCCCAAGCATTATTCCAATCCCAAAAACCACAACCCCAAATTGTGTGTCGTTGTAGGATTTTTGTCCTTTGTAGTTATCTGTGCCTACGGCGCGTAGTCATACAGGAATCTATCCCTACAATTCCTAGGGGGTATCTCCCCCCTTTGACACAACCTAGGGTCGTACCGTTGGGGGTTGACAGGGGGCGAACGAAGTGAGGTGCGCTGTGCCTGATATTGCTATTAAGAAAATAGAGGCTATGCGCCTTGGCTCGGGCTCGAGATGTGTGACTCACACAAGTCTAACAAAAGGTGAGCTAACGACTGAATATGAATTACGCCCATAGTCCGTGCCTTCGGCGCACAGGAATATGGGCGTATGGTGACCCGGATGGAGAGGGAGGTTTTAGGCGGCGTCGCTTTCGTCAACTTTCATCCACGACCACTCACGTCTATGACAATAGGTGACAGCATGGATCGCGGTCCAGCCTACCATGAAATGAAGGATGGGCGCAGCCTTAGTGACAATTCCGCCTGAGATGACAAGGCCCGCTGTGAAAAATCTGGACTTTACTTGTACTAACATAATGAATTCCCCCGGACTCATCCCCGGCTAGGCCGTGAGAGAGTACCGGGGGATTGGTAGTTCACTCGCCATTGAGACGAGGATCGAAACTGAAAGAGTAGGCTCGATGGCCAGGAGGGAGGAACCCTAACTTTACGAGATCGAGCCTACTAAGTTCAGGCGTTTTGCAGAGAAGACCTCGACCAGTTCGATGTGAGCATGGAGAAGGACTACTCAACATAAGCATTATAGAGGATTGTGGGATGGCTGTCAAGTGGGTTGTGAAAATTATTTTCTTGTGTGAGTCACACATCATTTTATGATTGAACTGACTTTATTCATGTTGGGTGCCCAGTTTTTGAGTTGTCTTTTAACGGCTAACCATATGGGCATGTTAATAAATTTCTTTTCCGAGTCTATGGTTATGCACTTTTTAGGGAGCCACATTTCTTTTCCTTCTATTTTGATGCGAATTGATCTAATCGATACGAATGAAATGTATTGGTAATTAAAACGGATGCGTTCTTTTCCGTTGATTTTGTAGGTCATAAAAAATTTCCTATGCCTGCGGGATGACTCTCCTTACACCCCTTATATGTGTGCTTCGCACACACATCGGGGTCCAGGAGCCGTATCTTGCGCTGTACATTGTTCTCTACGCTCACAATATGTACACTACCACATAACAAAACGGTTGTCAAGCATAAAATAACAACCCCCGATTGCATGCTATCAAATTGCTATCACCTGTGTGACTCACACAAGTTTTAGCTTGACTTATACCCCAAAAAGTGCTACAAGTCAACTGTTGTAGCGCATTTGACTTGCTCCGTGAACCGCGCATCAACTTGCAGTCGAGGGTTCAGCGCGTGGCAGCCTTCGCCCTCGACTGCTCTTTTTTCGTGTGACTCACACAGGAGAATGACATGACAGTTGGCGCAACAGCTACAGTTCTCGGCGGTTTCTGGCCTCAGAATGGTGTCGGAACTCTTACATCAGCCAATGGTGAGAGTGGTGGACGACGTATTGTTCGTCATAACCTTGGCGAACAGAGCTTGATGAGGATGCGTGCATTGATGACTGCGCTGAATGGTGTGGCTCCAGGTGCCGTTGCAGCGAAAACAATTGGTCGTACAGGCCCTTCGACAGCCGCAGTTAATGATGAACTAGGTGGTGTACGGCCTATTTTTCAGTTCTCAATCGTCAATAGAGTCACGACGGCGGCTGACGTGACTGAAATTCTCACAGATTTCCTCTCATTCGTGACGCTGAATACATTTGGAGCGAACCCTCCAGCGAACTTGGATCGAAATCCGCTCGGCACTCGGTAGTTGTGTGAGTCACACATGCCAAAACTCTTAGCTAGACCATTGGCCAAGTGGGGTGATCCGTATGTCACCCCACAGGGTTCTGTCATTCAACCGGATCATATTAATGGTGGTGTCGAGGAGGCACCGCCATTGAATGTTGTCCAGTATAAGCCTCAGAAGAAGCGTACAGCGAAGGACTTACCTGCGCCTGTGCAGACTGTGAATGCCATTGCGTGTGTATTTATGTACACGATGCTTGGTCTTGGTGATCGAGAAATTGCTGATACATTAAAGATTAGTGTGGCTCAACTCGAACAGCTTAAGAAGCATTCTGCTTATGCGGAGTGCTTTGAAATTGTTACTGGTGAGTTCATCAGTATAAATTCGGAGATGATCCATGCACGTATCGCTGCTTATGGTCATGATGCTTTGTCTTCTGTTGCCAAGATTGCATTACATGGTAAGGATGAAAAGAACCAGTTGCGTGGTTCTATGTTCCTGCTCGGTGCAGGGGGATTTGGTGCGAAGGATCAACAGAAGAGTGTTGGTCTGAACGATTTGAGGATCGTCATCATCAACAAAGAACATGACGTTCGAGTTGAGGTTGACGGTGGTGCCGGCGTGTGACTCACACAGGAGAACGACGATGGCTAGCAGACGGAAGCGACACAACGAAGATGAGGCAGCTACAGAACACGACGAAGCCGAAGTTGAAGAACAGACTGCAAAGAATGAGCATCTCTTTCATGGTGGCGATGAAGAGAAGCCTCGCTTTAATGAAGAGGGCGCTCCTATTGATGCGAATGGTCTTCCGCGTGCAATGGACCCTGGTGAGTTTCCGCCAGATGATGTGGAACGTTCACTATGGACTGTCGGTAAGGGCGGTCTAACTGCTCGTGGTAAGCTTTACGTTGAGGGAGAGGCGATCCTCCTTAGCGATGTTGAAGCTGAACAAATTCTGGATCGTGGTGATAAGGTAGAACATGCTGATCCCGTCGCAGGGAAGAGGCATGCAGAAGTTCGTGCTGAACGACAGGCTGCGCGTGCAGCTAAGCATGCAGAGGCTCACGAAGCTGCAGCCGCAGAAATGAGAGACGCTTAGGTTTCACAGTGACACGTCCCGAACGACACGTTTAACTGTGGAAGGGGGCGGAGGGTTGGTCACACGCTCTCCGTCTCTCCACTCATAGGAGGTTTGAATGTCTACAGTACGTGATCTTGCAGGTTCTGTTCTAGTAACCGACCCAAAATATAACAGTCCTAATAGAACGGCTGCAACAGTTGTAGCTGTGCAAGCTCTGACTCCTCAGTATCCTGGTGAGAACGTGGTTGCACTTGATACAGGTAACACATTGACTGCTTGGGGTCCATCAGTTAATCAATGGCAGTTTAAGTTTAGGCGATAGTCATGAGCTTGTGGGATTGGTCAGGACCACAGGATTTAGATTGGGCTTCGGCTCAACGATCCTTCGCGACGACTGCGGCTATGATGTTAGTTCAGCCGCGATATAAGCATGAAGTGGTGATCGCTTTGGATACAGGTATTAAGTATCAAGGCGACTCACCTGTTGTTGGTGGTTGGGTCTTAGCTGCACAATAGGAGGCTGTCATGAGTTTTGCTTTGTTGTTCGCTCTTATGATGATCCTGTGGCTTCTCTTTAGTATTATGGGTCGATGGACTTGGCCTAATCAGCCGTATGGACCTATAGTGAATGGGCTCTTTATCTGGATTTTGTTTGCGTTGCTTGGATGGCGTGTGTTCGGTCCGCTACTTCATCCTTGAAAGTTGTGTGAGTCACACAGATGTGGTCATATCTTAGAATGTGCGCAATCATTCGCCATCGTGCTGTGTGGAATGCTTGTGGTTCTGATCCTAAGACTTGGCCACTTCATATGGCGATGATCCGAGCAATTTACGGTTGGTAATATATGCCTAATTATCGTTTGCAAGAAGGGAGTGTACAACATGACTTCCAGCGGAGCCGTGCCAAAGTCCAGATTTTCGGCGGAGGATTTGCTAACGGCAAAACTACAGGCCTCGTCGTTAAAGCATTACACCTTGCAAAGTACTATCCAGGAGGTACAGGACTTCTTGGAAGAGAGACTTATCCTAAGCTTAACGATACTCTGCGAAAAGAGTTCTTTAAGTGGTGTCCTTCGCACTGGATACGGAAGAAGCCAACTCAGGAAGATAATACAGCATATCTTGTTAACGGTAGCACAGTGCATTTTCGTTATATTGCACAGAGGGGGAAGAACTCTGATGATGGCACGACTACAAGCAATCTACTCAGTGCTACGTATGACTGGATTGGTCTGGACCAAGTTGACGATCCTGGGATTACGCACAAAGATTTCTTGGACCTTCTCGGCCGTCTACGTGGTGATACGCCTTACCGTGTTGAGGATACCGAGAACGATCCCACCATGCCGAGTGACGGCCCGCGATGGCTTATGATGACGCTGAACCCTGCACAGAACTGGACATACCATGAACTCATACGTCCTTACATCGACTGGCGTGATCGTAAAATCTTCGGCCCGAAGCTCCTTGTGGACGCAGATAGTCAGACGCCTATTGTCGAGCTTTTCGAGTCTGATACGTATGCTAATAAGGCTAATCTTAAGCCGGACTTCATTAAGACCCTTGAGACTACTTATCGCGGTCAAATGCGTGAACGTTATCTCTTGGGTAAATGGGCTGCGTTCGAAGGTCTAGTGCATCCAGACTTTGATACCACGAAGCACGTGCTAACACGCGCTGAGGTATTGGAGTATTTGTATGACTGTAGAAAGCGCCATGTCAAAATTAGAGTCATTGAGGGATATGACTTCGGCATCGCGACAGCTTCTTGTTATATCCTTGGTTTCCTCGACGACCATGGGAGAATGTTCCTCCTTGACGGCTTTTATGCACCGAATTTTGACCTCATGCTCCACGCTAAGAGTATCCGAGAGATTAGATCACGATATGAAGGTTACTTATTTCCTACTGAGCCCGTCATTGCTGATCCAGCAATCTTTCGACGAATGGTTGTTGCAGGAGCTACCGTCCGAACTACAAAGATCGCTACAATACTCAGGGATGGTGGTGTGGATGTTAGAGCAGGTTCGAGCGATGTGCTCTCAGGGATCGCGAAGGTAAATTCTTATATCACAGGGAGTCATAAGACGCCCCATATCATTACAGGTGATGTGCCTGGACCATTGCTTTATGTTGTTGAGGAGTTGCCTTGGTTTCAGGATGAGATACTGAGCTATTACTGGAAGCGAGATCAAAAAGGTAATAGCATCGACGAGCCAATAGATCACGATGACCATGCGATGAATACAGTTAAGTATATGCTGAGTAAGTTGCCTGATCCGAGTGAGATTGTTGTGCCTGCAGATCAGCTTCCGCCGAAATGGGCTTACTGGCATGAAATGAGCCTCGAAGATTATAAGACGCGATCCAATCAATCTGTGTGAGTCAAACAACATGCCAATAGCTAGATCAGGTTCGGGATGGTACTTAGCTAAAAGTCTCGGCGTTTTGTACGATCAAATTGATAAGGCATTTCCTGGCAGAGATGACTCAAGTGATGGAACAATCGGAAACAGAGCCCATCAAGCTACTAATAGTGACCATAATCCTCATGGTGGTGTGGTTTACGCCCTTGATATTACTCATGATCCTGCTCATGGAGTAGACACATATGCATTGGCTGAGCAGCTTCGTGCTGGTGAGGATGAGCGTATCGAATACATTATATCCGATCGAAAGATTGCAAGTGGCACTGGTCAGAGTCATACAGCGTGGGAATGGCGACCGTACAACGGAGAAAATCCTCATGACATGCACATACATGTGAACGTGAAAGATGTTCCATTGGGTGACAAGACTGAGGCTTGGGAATTGGGTGCTATACCTTTGCCTGTACCAACAACTGGAAAACCATCCCTGGCTAAAGGATCAAGGGGAGAGGAAGTTAAGGTGGTACAGCAACTGCTCATGGTGGATGGCATCTTTGGTCCATCGACTGAGAAAGCAGTCAAGCAATTCCAGAAAGATAACGGACTTTCTATTGATGGTATTGTTGGTCCTTATACTTGGCGCGCTCTTCTTAAAGCAGTGCCAGTACTTGTTGAGTTAGAAGGGAAATGGATCGAGAATGTAACGGCTACTGTATTTGGTGGTTCTAGTGAACTTGAGAGGAGTGCATATGATAGTCATCCAATTACTGAGAATGAAATGGCCGTTGCATTACCAGATCGATTTGAGGGTAAGCGTCCAGTGATTGAGGTTAAGAGTGATAAGGGAGCTTTTCAAGCGACGATAGAAGACGTAGGACCATGGAATGTCAATGACCCATATTGGGAAACTCTTGGACAGCGACCGGATGCAGAGACGCATAAGATTGCGGGAACGCCTCTGACATTGGATGGACCGAACAAAGGGCGTATTCCTGCGAATGCCGCAGGTATTGATCTCTCGCCAGCACTTGCGCGTAAGCTAGGTGTAGATGGCAAGGGGCTTGTAAGTTGGCGATTTGTTGTGTGACTCACACAAGGAGAATGTCATGGATTGGGCAATGTTAGCTAAAGTGGGTGGACCACTTATTCTATCACTACTCAAAAACTTAGGCACAGGACTTGCAACCGACAGTCCTGTTGGACCAGTAAAAGAAGTGCCCGAAGGTACTGTCAAGGTTCCGAGTCGAGCGATTAAGGACTTGCAAGCGTTGCTCAACGTCATCGTCAAGCCTGATCCTCTCTTAGCTGTTGATGGCTGGCTTGGTCCACGGACTGAGGAAGCTATCGAAGAGGGTATTGCTATGCTCAAGAAGTCAGGCATCGGCTAATGTCTACTGACGTATTATGGGACTCAGTGCGCAGCGGATTGATCTCCGCTGGCACACTGATGGTCCCTCTCGGATGGTTTGACGTAGCTAGTGTCGAGCCATTCGTAAACAATGCAATGGTTATCGGTGGAGCAGTGATCTCTATCGGTACGTTCTTATGGATGTTGAAAGTGAAGTGGGGAACAAAAGCTGTACCTGAGATTATTGCTGACCTACCGCATATTCCTACGGTTAGTCCTGTGACCGGTGTGGTTCAGCCTGCAATAGGAAACCCGTACAATGCCGACCTCACGAAAATCCGACCCCGATAATGGTGCATTGCGTGTCGATCAAGGGCCACACGTTGATGATCCATCGACACGCACTTACCAACAAATTCTCAGGGAGAACTTTTGGTTAAGAGAACTCCTTGAGACTAGGCTCAACGCAATAGAAAGTGCAATGATGCTTCTACAATCCTATGCAGATCGAACGCCTACTACAAGTGATGTGCATCATAACGTAGAACAACTTCGTGAGGCTGCAGAGTTACGTTTCGAAGGTGTCAAGACTCAGATTAGTGAACGTGATGCTACGTATAAGCAAGACTCGACAAACGTAGCTATCGCAGTTAAGACAGCGTTCGACTCTGCAAAGGAAGTTGTCACTAAGTCAGAAGGTCAGTTTAGGGAGCTGTTTCAAGGCATTAACATAAGTAGAGAGAGCGAACGTAAAGCAGTTGATGGTGTTATCAATGATATTAAAGAGAGAGTTACACGGATTGAGAGTAAGGCTGTGATTATTGATCCACAGAATGCTGTTGCCATCAACCAATTGAGCACAGCAGTACAGACTCTTAGAACTGGAACTGATATGGCAGGTGGAGCAAAAGCAGCGCAGGCAGCGATGATCGCGATGATTATGTCTATCTTTGGCCTAATTATCGGAATTGGTTCCGCTATTGGCTTACTGCTAAAGTCAATTCGATAGTTGTATGACTCATACAAAGGGCAACGAAAATGGCCGAAGCCGCACGACGTGACTTTCATCTGGTGAGTGGTGGTGATGACGGTGAGCTATTTGATGTGGATAGCCTCGGCGAAAAGCCTGTAGTTGAGGCAGCTCAACCACTATACCAGATTTACGAAGGTAGCAAAGTCGTTGTCTCTAAGCAGGTTGGTAAGTATTGGAAGAACCGATACGATGCCTCTCTCAAAGCGTATGAGGAAATTCGTCTCGCTTGGGAAGAGGTTTATCGTTACTACAATCACTCACAGAACAAGACGACCATGGGGAGCCCTCGTGGTGTATTTCGTCGTGGTGATAGCACAGAGAACATTATCTTTAGTAATTTGAACATTATGCTCCCTGCGGTGTATAGCCGCGATCCAGATGTGAGTGTGACGACAAACGATAGAGATGATGAAGACTTCACGAACTGTCTACAGGCAGTTTTGAATGCTATCTTCAAGCGTCGCAATCTGCTTTACGCAAAGCCTAAGATCAAGAAGGCTGCGGGCATGGCATTGCTAACGAACTTTGGCATTCTCAAGCTCGATTGGACTAAGAAGGATGACTCCCTTGAGTTTGCTCAGAAGGAGATGCTTCGTATTACGAATGAGATGAAACAGGCTAAGAGTCAGAACGCTGTCAGTGATCTCTATGGCCAACTCGAAGCTCTCGAAGCTAACATGGAGGTTATGAAAAAGAGTGGCCCAAGTCTGCAGAACGTTCTCTCGCATAACTTAATTGTTGATCCTTATGCTGAACTCCCTGATGGGACTGATGGCTCATGGATGTGCGAGACTGTGTTCTATCCTACAGCCGGTCTTATAGCGCGATTTACTAAGAAAGACGAAGATGACGATGATGAGTCTAGTAATGGAAACATCCCTCGCAGCCTTCTTTACAAGTCTACGCACAAGGCTGTCTTTGCTGAGGGTGCAGGTGAGGGTACGAGAGACGATGGGCTAGGCTTGGTGTTGCAGGCGCTTGATAGTCCTGTCAATCAGCCAATTAGCTTTGAAGAGGAAGGACGCCGAGCGTATATCGGTCAATACTTTACAGAATGCAAACTACTTTGGGATAAGAACCTTAAGCGCGTATACCTATTCCACCGCGACGATTGGACGTGGCCACTATGGGTATGGGATGATCCACTGCAAATCTCTAGGTTCTTTCCATACTTTGTATTTAGCTTCACTATGAATACAGGTGGCACGGTTGGTGTTGGTGAGTGTTCGTACTATCTTGACCAGCAAGATGAGATTAATGCAATCAATAAACAGTTAGCTCTCATCCGACGGAGTGTGTTTAATCACTTCTACTATAACTCGGATAAGATTACTCCGCAGGAGGCAGAGCAATTCGTTGCCAGTATTCGAGGCTTCACTACAGATGGTAAGAACATTCTAGGAGTGAAAGCAGGAGAAGATGGCAAAATCCAAGACTGTATCCAAGCGTTCGCTCCTCCCTCCCTCCAATTCTTCGAGCAACTCTTCGACAAAAAGCCAATCGTCGACTCGATCAATCGCATCTCCAATACGTCCGACGCTCTACGCGGTGTGCAATTTAAGACGAATACGAACGTGGCATCTGTGCAGTCATATCAAGAGAGTATGAGACTGAGCGTTGGTGCTAAGGTGGATGTGGTCGAGGATACAGTTGCCGATATGGCTTTGTCTTTGGCTGAATGTGCTGTGCAGAACTATGATACCGAAGACGTGGTTAGCCTTGTTGGTCGTGAAGTTGGTCAAGTATGGGAGCAGATGGCAGTCGATGAGTTTACAGCAAAATACAGCGTTAACATTGTATCCGGTTCGATGGAAAAGCCGAACAGTGTCTTCCGTAAAAAAGAGGCAATCGAAGTCGCTCAGGCTGTGGGTCAGTTCGCTCGTGCTGCTCCCGGTGCTGTGTCTAAGATTATGTTACGTGTCCTCGAACAAGCGTTTACGGAAGTTGTCATTAAGAAAGAGGATTGGGAAGCACTCGATCAGGAAATTCAAGCTACGATGATGAAAGGTATGGCACAGCCTGGACAGCCTGGAGCACAAGGGGGACCAGCGCAGTCTGGTAATGTAGCACAACCATCGAGAGGAGAAGAGGGTCAAGTTAATCCAGAAGAGATAATGGCGAAAGCGAATAGCTTACCACCAGATAAGAAACAAAAAGTAACAGAAATGAGTAATTCAGGCGCATCACCACAAGACATTATATCGTTCATCCAAGGACAAACAGGAGCAGCATAATGGCACCGCGTAACGGGAACCTGCCGAACCAAGCGGCGGAGGATACAGTATTCGAGAACCTTGGCCTTTCTCGTGAGGAATTAGGTCTTGATACTGATGATTTGGGTAGTGGTAATGAAGACCTTGATGCAGGTGGTTCAGGTAATGAAGGCGATGATGATGACTTTCAGCTAGACACACGTGGTCAGCAAGGTGCAGACGACGACGATCAAGGTGATGAGCCTCAGCGTGGCCGTGGTCAGCAAGAAAGTCGTGTGAGTCAAACAGAAAAAAAGCCTACGCCGTTCTATCATCGATCTGAGGTAAAGCCTGACAAGCAAGGTAATCTTGTTAACGCCGAGGGCATTATCGTTGCTCGTAAGGGGCGTGAAGCTCGGTTGTATCAGGAAAACCATAAGTTTCGTGGTCAGGCGCAGACCATGCAAGGACAAGTTACTGAGGTTACAGGACGCCTTCGTAAAGCAGTTGAGATTGGTCAGCGACTTCATCGGGACTTGGTCGCGGCGCAGTCTCATAATGATGCAATCAAACAGTTTGGTATTGATAGTGCTGAGCAATTGACTGCATTACGTCTCTACAAAGAGCTTCGAGATGAGCCTGCGAAGGCCATAAAAAACATCTTGACAAGAGCCGCAGCAAATGGTATAAATATAGCTGAACTTGGCGCTACAGGTGGTGCTGATCCGAAGTCCCTCATTGACCTAGTTCGTGAGACGATCGGCAAAGAGCTGAACCCGCTGCGAGAGTCTACCGCAGCAGCGGCGCAAGCAAGGAAAGATGCCGAAGCGCAAACGGCGCAGGCTAACGAAATCCAAGGCCAAGTTGATAGCTTCTTTAGTCAGAACCCGGATGCGGTCCCTTACCTTCCAGCGTTTACCAAAGTGATCCAGAAATTTCCTGGCATGTCGCTAGGAGAGATTTGGGCGCGTATGCAATTAGCACAACAGAAGAACCCGCAATTGCGGCGTACAGACCAGAACTCGCAACGGCAGAATGGCCGAAGGCGAAGTCTCCCGCAAGGTCGTCAGATGCCGGCAGCTAATGGCAGTGAAGACCTAGCACCCGTTACGGACTCCTATGGAAAGATTGTGGGCGATGCTCTCGATCAGGTATTTGGAGCCAGACGGTAAATCAACCCCTGTGTGAGTCACACAGAAATCGGAGACTAAAATGGCGACCCTCGACACCGTAGTCAATGCAATGCTGACACGGAGTCGCGCAAAGCTCATCATGGCTTCGGCGATCTCTGGTACTGTCAGCGCCTACCTACATGCGAAGAAGCGAGTCGTTGTTGAAGAAGGCGGCCCGCAGATTAGCAACCCCTTGATCGTGGGGCTCAATCCTAACGTCACGTCAATGCAATACTACGATCAGGTTCCTGTGAACCAGACCAACGAATTCACGACCGTTTCCTACAACATGAGCCGAGTCGTGGGCTCGTTGATTATCTCGGATCAGGAAGATGACGAAAATCAAGGTAGAGCAGTTATCTTCAAAATCCTCAAGGGTAAGATCATGGCCCTTGACGAGTCTATCTCTCGACAGTTCGCAGCGTATCACACCGCGATTGGCGTTGGAACTGATCCAAACGGACTCGGAAACCTCATCCCCGCCGATCCTACCACGGGTACCGTGGGCGGGATTTCTCTGGCTGCTGAGGCACAGTGGCGCTCCTCGTCATACAACTTCGCGGGCACTCTCACCCCCGAGAATATTGAGGAAGCGTTCGACGATATCATCGAACTTGATCTCAATCGATCAAGCGATGGGCAGACGTCACCGAAGCCAACAGTAATCTTCGCAGGCCGTAACATCTACCGAATGCACAAAGCGGCGGCACGTGACAAGACTGTTATCCAGCTAGGTGAGACTGGAACTGGCAAGAAGCTCATCAACCTCGGTATCGTTGGCACGACGCACAACAGCATCCCGCTCCTCTTCGATGAGAAGCTGGCGCCGAACGTTGCGTATTTTGTCAATGAAGAATACCTCACGTTGCACGTCCTGCGTGGCGTCAACATGAAGATCAAGCAACTGGTTGCACCCTGGGATACGGATGCGATTGGTCGTCGTGTCGTTTGGGAAGGCCAACTTTGTTCCTGGCGGCAGTATCGTACTCACGCGTATCTCACGAACTGAGTTGTGTGAGTCACACAGAAAGGAACGAAAATGGCACAGCCCGTCGCAACCGGTGCACGTCTCGCGTATGTGGTCGTTGACCTCAGCGAGACTATTGGCACTGTGTTTCGAGATGTTACGATGTGGACCAAAGAGAAGGGTCTGCATACGAAGAAGGTCGAGGAGCCTGCAGGCTTCTTGGTCTACTTCCCCCGAGGTCATGTGATTCGTCTTAAGAGTAAAGACGAACTTCGCAAGTACAACCTCGATCAGCGCCCGCCGATTATCAATCTGGAAGGGTTGAACGATCCTCGGAGTGCTATCGGCCAGATGCTCTTTGGCCAAGACGATGCAGCCCGTCGTGGTGCGATGGAGTCTCTCGAAAAACAGGTCATCCGTCTTGCTACTGCGATGACTGGTCCTGTCGTCATGCCTGAGCAACTTGAGCCCACGGCAGCGTAGAGGAGAAACAGAATATGCTACGCGATAGAAAGTTCTTCCAGATTGGCGTAAATGACTATGTGCCTGCCATGCAGTATGGTGCAGCACCTATTCACCAAGCGCCTGCTCGCTTTGATCTTGGTATCCCTGCGACTGCGGCGCCGGCTGCAGTCTTGGCTGCTACTACTGCTCAAGGTGCTGCGGCTGTAGTTACATACTTTGCCACTCCGTTTGTGGTCGATGGTACATACGGGCGAACTCTCACTTATACTCCGTCCGGTGTTCCTGGCAATAACAATATCATCGAGATCGTCGGATACGACTATCTTGGTCAGCCGATGGTTGAGCGTATTACAGGTGCGGCTGCGGCTGCTGTCCTAATCGCTGGACTGAAATGTTTCAAGTATGTGGTAGGTACTCGCCTCATCCTTGCTGCTACCAACGCGATCACCTTCACTCTTGGAACCGGACTCGTCCTTGGCCTTCCCTACAAAGGGAAAATGTTCGGTATTAAAGAAGGTGCAACAGAGCTTACCTTCGCTCAGATCAATACTGCAACGGTTGCTCCCGTACTTACCGACCCTGCAACCGCGGTAACAGGTGAGCCTCGTGGTGCTTATACTCCACTCACCGCTCCAAATGGTGTATTGCAGTATGAGGTTTCGATGAACGGTGATAACTCAGTGAATGCTGCTGGTAACGGTGGCCTTCTAGGCATTCGTCATCTCGCGTTCTAACAACGGAGGCCAGCGGTGAGTGCAACGATCAGAGAGATAGTTGACGCTGCACTCACCGTCGTTGGTGAAGTGTCAGGTGCTGGTGTACAGCAATACGAAGATGATCGTATGTTTCAAGACGCGATACGTGCGTTCAACATGATGTTCAAAAAGTACGAGTGGCCACAATATCTATCTTGGTTCACTGTTGTCCTTGATGGTATCTTAGGCATTCCTACAACTGGAGCATTTGGACAGATTAAAGACTTCGAGGACTTCATTGTGGTGTTTCGTGATGGAGAGTCTTCACCTTTACCTATCATGCGTACAAGGACAAATCCTAGCTCTCTAGGACTTACAGGAACACAGGCATTATTCTGGACAAGTATGAATGCAACTAATGTGAACTATGCTCTGCGAAAGTTGCAATTCTATCCTGTGACTTCAATTGGAAGTGTACAAGTCTTAGCGAAAGTCTATCCTCTCTTAGTCTCTGAAACTCAATTCGATTGGGCTGATGTCTTCTATCTCGATAAGGACTTACTCGTATATGCTACAGCCTACATGACGCTTTCAGGTGACGATCTTAATGCAGGCGCAGCGGATGTCGTCAAGAACTTAATGGAGATGAAATATAAAGATGTGATGGCTGCGCTTTCTAAGCATCCAATCCCGATCAGTTCACGTGCGAGCATTCCTAGTTACTGGTCTGAGCGTTATTGAGTTGTGTGAGTCAAACAAATGAACGTCAGCGTATTTGGTTCAAACTTCAAGTCTCCACGCACTAACAAGCTGGAGAACATTACGCTGCGTGGTTTCGGTGGCGGTTGGAACGCTGTCGAAACTGATCTGCAGATGGAGTCTACCTACCTAGTTACGGCTAAGAACTTTCGACGTACTCCTGGCGGCACACAGAAAATTCGATATGGTTCTAAGTGGTTTGCTGACCTTAGCAATGTCGCGGCTGCTGGTTCTCATATTGTCGATATGGAGTATTTTGCAGAGAGCCTTATATGTGTGCTCTCTACTGGTGTTATTGTTGCCGTTGACGGTAGTGGTGCAAAGACAATTATCTGGAATACTGCAATTGCAGTTTTGCTACCAGGGGCTCCTGCTGCATGGAGTGGTGGACTTACTTCGGTTGACTTTGTTCCTTACAAGAACACGATGATTATTCATAACGGCATCGATAAGCCGATTACGATCAGTCGTCTTCTAGTCGTTACGTATCTACAAGACTTAGCAACGGGGAGTAATGTCAACACTCCAATAGGGAAATACGGCTGTGTTGTTAGTAACTATCACTGCATTGGTGGTATTCCAGCCACACCTACAACCATCTTTATCTCGTCTGTCGGGACTGCGGGAACCTTCGTTGGCGATCCCATTCCTAATGACTCCATCTCGGTGGACGTTGGTGCCTTCGCTCCGCAGGGAGCCTTGGATATCCGTGGTATTGCAGGCTTCCGTTCGAACCTGTTAGTATTCTTTCAAGACCAGACAGTCATCGTTAGGTTAGGACAGTACAATGCCGCTGGTGTACACACGCCGTTCTTTCCAGACACTATGCCGACATTTGGTCTACTCGGGCACAGATGTATCTCTGCGGTTGAGAACGACCTTCTATTTGCTGGTCTTGCTGGTATGGCTAGTGCTCGGCGTAACCTGCTCTCTGTTTCAGGTACACTAGAAAGTCAGACGCTTAGTGAGAAAGTTGAGCCTCCGTATAGACAAACGATTGGACTACTCACTGATAATGAGCAATTGAAATCTTGTTGGATGCTCTATGATGCACTATCTCATGATATGCTTCTATTCACTCCTACAGGGAGAGTTTTCGTTTATAGCTTTAGCACGAAGTTGAAATATAGCGCATGGTCTGAGTATGAAGGTATCGATGTTCAATGTGGATGTAAGTCATTCCTCGGTCGTGTGTTCTATGCTGATACGTTGCGTATTTATCAGCATGGAAACGCTGTATTTGAGGATGAGCAATTTTACTTTGACCGTACACAGGATCGTGACTTCAATTGGGCTAACAATACAAACTATAATATAGGAGATATTGCACGAGACGTAGACTTGGGACAAAGCTATGAGTGTATTCTAGGACATAAAAGCAACCTAATCGGTACATTTGCGAATGATAGAGAAACGCATCAACCGCGGTGGGAATTGTTTGTTGGCATTGACATAGCTTTTGAGCTTGAGTTGCCGTGGCTTGATAGTAAAGACCCTATGAAAGTTAAGATGATCCGTTTCATTAACATGGCAACTAAGGGAGATGCGCAGTTTACTGTGAATGCTTACGTAGACAATCTCTACAAAGCTACAGATGGGACTATCTTGTTTCAGCCTTCACTATCAATGGACTTTATCGGGAATGAAGCCTCTGGACATGGGTACGCTCCACAGCACTTCTCTAGTGACACTCATGGCGAAGGCCCTTATGGTGGTGGTCGTCGTAGTGGTGATCCTCGGCTATACAAGTTTCCGGTGAAGTTCAAGACCTTAAAGATTGCTGTAGTCGGTGCGCATGGAGGCAATCTTGAAATCGTGAATATGTCGTTCTTGTTCTCTCGTGGAAAATACAAGCGTTAATATATCTGTGTGAGTCACACAAGTTTGGAGCGAGAAAATGACGCTTAGTTATACGCTTCATCTCAGGCTCGCGGTCCCTGACTTCTTGTCAGAGCCTTGGCATCAAGAATTTGCTCAGGCTATGGACTCAATCGATCAAGCAATTTTCAACGCGCTTATCGCAGCGAATACATCAATCTGGTTGAATAGCCACGCCTATACTGTTGGACAGATCGTTATTGATCCTCAGACCGGCATTCTTTATACTGTCGCTATTGCTCATACTACTGATCCAGCAGGGACATTTGCTGTTTATCTAGCTGCACATCCGACGTTCTATTCGTCATTTAGTCTAGCATTAGCTTCACAAGCTGAAGCTGAGGCTGGTATTGAAAATACAAAGTATATGTCTGCGCTTCGTGTTGCTCAGGCTATTGCATTTCAGAGTCCTATCCCTGGTATTGCGTCACTAGGACAGGCTCTTGCTGGTACTGACAATATAACGATGATGACGCCTTTGCGAACAGCACAGGCAATTTCTGCAAGACTTAGCAGTTTTCCTCAAGGGCGAATGACGCTTGCAAGTGGTAATCCTGTTATGTCAGCTACGGTAGCTACTACTGCTATTATATACTATGCATCATCCATTGGTCAGAGTTGTCCTTTGTATAACGGTACGACTTTTGACACTGTTGATCTATGGGATGAGTTACTTGGCTCAACTACAGATACAGCTAAAAATCCTGCAGCGATGGGAGTAAGTAAGGTCAATGATTGGTTTGTATGGACAGAGCCTACTGTTGTAACGATTAGCATTGCAGCACCAGCAGTAGTTTCATTTGCTTCACACGCTATTCAAGTAGGTCATCCATTTCAGTTCACAACAGATGGATCACTTCCTACTGGTATAACGCCTGATACTACATATTACGTGATTGCTGCAGGACTAGCAGCGAATACTTTTGAGTTCTCTGCGACCAAAGGCGGCGGCGCAGTTAATACGTCTGGTTCACAGTCGGGCACTCAAACACTTACAACTCGACGGTTTACTAGAGGGCCAGATTGGACTAACGACACAACGCGAAGTGCTGGAACCGCTATTCAACGTGTAAAAGGTATCTATCTTAACTCTATCGCTCTTACCAATGGCCCTGCAGCACTACGTGGGACATGGGTAGGAACTACGAGGAGTAATGCATCGTCTCAGTTAGAGTGGACTTATGGTGTTGCAGGTGCGCCTGGTACAGCAGGGTTCTTCTCACTATGGAATACATATAATCGTAAACGATTTTCAACTACTGTGGCTGATACAACTGCCACATGGACATACGGTACTGCGACTTGGCGTTCAGCACAAAGTAATGCTAGTATGCGTGTGACATTCGTTAGAGGATTGAATGAGGATGCTATCTCTGCAACATATATCATACAGGCACTTAACTCAGCATCTGGTGGTGCATGTGCTGGTATAGGACTTGATACTACAGCTACTCCAATTGGCATTTATGGATACGCTGCACCTACACTGAGTGCTGGTGGACTTGCTAATGCTACTTACGAAGGCTTTGGATTGCTCGGTGCTCACTTTGTACAGGCAATTGAAGCGTCAGCGGATGGCTCAGTCGTAACTTACTTTAGCCATCCTTCTGCATTCATTCAGATGGGCATGAAGGTATCAATCGAAGCTTAGTGTGTGAGTCACACAAGGAGACACGTAAATGGGCATTCTCGATGACGTTCTAGGTGGTGGAGGGTCAACTGCTGCTGGTGCTGATCCTCGTACTTTTAGTGCTGCATATTGGGATGCGATTAGACCTAATGCAGCCTATTACAATACAATTAAGGACTTCGATCCAAAGTATGTTGCTGAACAAAAAGCTGCTGCTGATGCTGCGGCCTCGACTGGTGTTGCTAATGCAACTCAAGCTGCTACAGCATCCAATCCTGTTCAGGGGCCAACGCAAGCAGAGAGTGCAAGTGAGGCTCTAGGGAGATTACTATCAGGTTTTGGTGGTGTAGCTGGTGGTGCTAATTTCGTTCCTGGAACTCTTGATGATCCTGCGATTGCGAACATTTTTGGTGCACAAAAGACTAAGGCACAAGACTACATTAACAATTTGTTTAAACGCGGTGTCGTTACTTCAAGTGGGCAGCAATCAGGTGTAGCCGCACTCTCGGGGCAAGAGCCTAGAGTTCGCAGCAAGTTAAATGATGTCGGTAATCTACTTCTTGAACAAGAGCGCGGTAAGGTTCGAGGTATCTATAATGAGGGTGCTTCGGCTGCAGGTAGTGTCCCTGCTGGTGGTGGTGCATCATTTGATCCTACTCCGTATGTATCGCGAGCACAGCAAGATGTTGGTGGTTTTCAGGGTGGGCTAGCAGACGCGATTGCAGGCTCAATTAGTGGTGATCTATTCGATACAAGTGGGTTAGCTGGTTCATCAGGTGCTCCATCTAGCGGTCAAGCTAGTCTTGACTTTGATCCGTATGCTGGAACTGGTAGTAAGCTGAATACTGGACTTGATACAGGTGGAAGTTCTACCTCTACTAAACGTCGATCTACTGCAGTATTCTAGGAGGCTATCATGTCTTGGCTCAGTGATTTTTTTGGTGGTGGTGGTGGTGAAGATCCTAATGCTGTCAATCAACGTCTAGCAGCACAGTCTGCTGAGGCTACACGTATAGCTCAACAACAGCAACAACAACAATTTGATGCTCTCATGGCAACTCTTAAACCGCCAGAGCCTGCGCCTGTTGATCCTCGTATTCAACAGCGTGAAGACCTACGTACAGGTGCAATGAATACAGTAAATGCCACATGGGCTCCTGGATTTCAGAACACTCTCATACCAGACTCATACGATGATGAATTGGCCAACGCAGTCTATGGTGAACAACGCAGTAAAGCTGATAACTATATCCAGAACTTGCTCAAGCGCGGAGTCATTACAGATGCTGGAGCAGGTGCAGCGAGTAAGAACTTAGACGAACAAGGTGCTCGCGTTCGCACTCAGTTGAAAGATGTTGGTCAAGGACTGTTGGACGCAGAGAGAGGAAAGATCGGTGGCATATATGGACAGGCGAAAGATGCAGCATCGACTGTTGACATCGGCCAGTCATTCGATCCTAATGCGTTCACAAAACTCATTGGTGATAACGTCTCAGAGTTCAACAATACGTTCGGAGATAGTTTCCGAGCCGGTATCCCAGGAGACTTGTTCGACACATCGGCTCTATCATCTATCGCGGGAGGGGCTCAAGGTGCTGGAAATACAGCCTTCGACCCAAACGCAGTTTCGGCAGGTGTGATTGGTAGTTCCGAAACAGAAGATGATCCGAACAAACCAAAAACACCACAGCGAACGACTTCTGTATTCTAAAGTTGTGTGACTCACACAAGGAACTAAGCCCATGGACCCGATTTCACTCGCTCTTGCTGGCGTCAGCCTGGGTAAAAGTTTCTACGACTCAAGCCAAGCAAAAGGTTCAGCTAAGGCTAACATCGCGAACCAACAAGCGATGCTCGCACAGGCTATGCAGCAGGCGCAACGTACATCTAACGACCGCCTGAAAGTAGCAGGTGCTCAGAAAACAGATCAATTCGGGAACACAACTCAATATGACCCAAGCACCGGACGATGGGTTACAGTCTACACGCCCGAGCAACAGAAGCTCATCGACCAAGGGCAACAGAGGCAAGAACGTACTAATCTTAGGGGAGCACAAGCTTCCGAGGATTACAACACGGAGAGAAGTGGATATCTCTATGATCGACCCCCGTCCGAAGCAGAGACAAGAGCCGAAATAGCACGCCTTATCACGCAGTCTCGTGGTGAGGGTGATCGCGCTCTAGCCTCTCTTGTTAACCGACAGGAGCTACGTCAAAAAGGAAATATGCCTGTCATCAATACAGGCCCTCTAGCTGGTTCGGATGCTGGAAAACGTCTAGCCGAGACCATGCTTCAAGCTCGTACACAGGCATTGAATGAAACAGGAACTAGAGAACAACAACACTCCGCAAGATACCTTCCCGCAATGGCAGCGTTTGAGAAAACTGCTAACACGGTCGCACCCATTGATCCTACGGGACAACAGATTGTGGGTATGGCGCAGCAAGGTAGTCAAGACGTTCAAAGCTCCTACAAAGACTTGATGACTGCAATGCTTAGTGCATATGGGACTGGTGCAGGTGCGACTAATGCAGCATCTAATGCACTCACTACTGCATCAATGCCTAAGAATGAGGTTGGTCAATATGCGGCATTGATCAAAGCTCTACAGCCTAACTCAGCACAGATTAAAGCTAATGCGGCCGCAGCAAATGCACCACAAGCCTCTGGTATTAGTGTCCCTGATGATGGAACAGGTGGTTACTCCCCAAGTGGAACACCGAATACAAACGCAAGCCCATTCACCTTTGCCTCTGGTTCGCTAGACACTCCACCCGAATACACATACGATAGACCTGATAAGACTAGCTTCAATGATCGTTGGTACTTCTAAGTTGTGTGACTCAAACAGGAGATTACAATGGCAGACCCGCGGCAAGCACTAGTTCAACAGATGATGCAGTCACAGCGAGGAAGCCCTGATCTTCCTGGCCGTGGTGCAATTCAAGAATTGAATAATTCAGGTGATGCAGGCTGGAAACAGTTCATCGATCAATTTGGTCTTGAGCGTGAACGTAATCCGAATGGGCCTCCTCCTGGCTATATCCCAATGCCTCGCCCACGTATGCCTGATATGCAGGTAGGTAGTTCTCCTCTTGGTGATGAAGCACTTGTACCTCCAGCCGCAGGACTTAAGACATCAGATATTGCTCGCACTATGCAAGATGCTAGTGCAGTTGAAGGTGTCCCAATGCAAGACCAAATGTCCGATGAAGACATGCTCAATCATGTACAGGGACAGATGGGTGGCGGTGAATTTGATTGGGAAGGTGGAGATGGTGCTCCTACTAATAACGATATCAAGTACGCTATGCAGGATGACGATCTAAAAGAACAATTCATCAAGCATTTTGGCGCTCCTCCAGAAGAGTTCCAAGGTAACGAGAACGAGCCCGATAACGATCCAGACGATCAAGGTGACTAAATGGCAGACCCTCTCGCAACACTTAAAGAGGCAATGGCGTCACCACGGCAAACATCCGTTAGACGCAAAGACCCCTTGAGTGTGATTACAGAGGCCATTGCAAATCAAGCTGCGCCACCTATGAGTGACGCAGTATTTGACCAAACTATTAATGGTCCACAAGGATATCCTAGGTTTAATGAGTTCACAAAGTTTAATCCAAAAGCCTGGGATGACTTCCTTGCTAATGCACCAGAGTCACAGAACATCGATGACCGTCGAAACGAAACAGTAGACGACTTCATCGCACGTACCGTAGAGGCTCAAGCCCGTTAACTCTTGTGTGAGTCACACATATGGACCCCGAAGAAATTGCCAAGATACTAAAGGATCGTATTGACGAAGAGGAGGCTGCAACTGGTGAGCGGTCTTCTTTGCGTGACCAGCCTATAAGGTCATTGCCTATCAATACTCCAAATGTACTTGATGACGTTCCTGGCTTTACCAAACAAGGTGATCCAGATGCGCCTTACTTTGTCCCTACACTAGAGACTAAGAAGTCGTTTGTCCCTATGGCAGATGACCAACAAGCACCCTCGTCTATTGATGACTCACCTAAAGCCCTTGCACCTGTAGAGCCTGATACAGATGCTCAACTTCGTGCATTGATCCCTGACGCATTCGAGCGTGCAGCACAAGCAACTCGACGCTTTGCTACGAGTGGTGGTCGTGAAGAAGGGACTGCGACTAAAGTAATCGAACAGGGTGGACCAGCTATCTATCGTGCGCTCGATAAGCTTGCAAAGGACGCTACAGAACAATCATCATTCGCTGCTCAGGGAGAAGACTACAATCCAAAGCCTATAGTTGACGCTGCTCAAGTAGCTATTCCTGGTAAGGGAGCACTTCTCCTTGGCGGTGGCTTGATGGCTGCTGAACTAGGCGCGAAGAACCAACGTCCGTTATCTGGAACACCGCAGGAACTTGCTGACCTACTGGTTCCTCCTGCAGAGGCTAAGACTGACCAAGAGAAACTAATCGAAGCTGCACGCAAACGTCTTGCTCCCGAAGTCGATCCAGCGGAACAACTCCGTCGCCTTGGACAAGATCGCTTGTCTGGAGGAGATGTTCCTACCGAAGCTAATGCTCCTATCAATGCACCCAAACTTCCTCGCGCTCCGAAGCAGCGATCCGAAGAGACGCCAGAGCAATTTGCTGTACGTCAAAACGCATATCTTGAAGAGAAAAAGAAATTCTATTCCACATACACGCCTACTGCACAGCGCATCTTTGACACTGTAGGAGGCCCGCGAAAGGTCGATCCAAACACCACTGAGAACTTAGTCACTGGCGCCTTCTTAATCAGCGCAGGCATGATCCTTGCTCCGCGTGTATTCAGAGCATTCAAATCTACTGTTACGGCACCGCCTCGCAGTCTTAAGGATGCACTAACACTGCAGCCTGGAGTATTCGGTGAGCAAAAAGGACAAGGCTTTTTCAATCCGCAGGGTGGTCGTGCTGTACGAGATGCGATGCCTGGAACTAAGGCATACAGCACGCCTGTAGACCTTGCTCGTTCGGCTGACGATATCAATCGCGTAGCTCTCGGTATTGGTGCAAAGAACGGTATCATTCCCGCCGTACAAGAGCAACTGGAGAACACATTTGGTATCTATTCAAGATCAAACGCACGCCATTTGACTGAGAGTGCAGTCGAAACTGGACGCATGGAAACACCTGCATTCCGGTTCCGAGCACCTGTGTCCTTAGCTGAGATGCAGCGTACATTCACACCTGAGATGAAACAATACATCAACATGCGCGATACATTCGAGAGTCTTGTCGAGCGTTCAAGATTGCCTCCGTATGCGCCTGGATCAAAAAATCCTGCTCCTGGCCTACCTATGATTACTGGTCAAACAACGACAACTCTCTCCCCTATCATTCGCGCTATGGAGTTAGCTCATCCAGAAGTCATACCTGCTGCACGCGCATGGGAACAATGGAATAGGGCCGTTCGTAAATTCCAATCAACAGGCGAATACGCAACCATTCCAAAGAATAATCCTAATCCCAATCCTGCTACGCCTAATAAAAGTGAAGCATATCAGAATGCACAGCATCGTTGGGAAGTACCTTGGGCTGGCCGTAAACAAGACCGCGGTATGCCTGCTCAACAGCGTCTGCAGGATCAAGACCCTATCCAGATGCAATCTCGCTATTCCAAAATCGACCTGCAGGAACGATTGAACAACGAGGCTATTGGTCAGTACATAGATGCAATACGCCAAGCGAAACCTGACTCGTTTGTTCGTGTAGGTAGAACTGCTCGCGAGACTGAGGAACTGCTTGCTGAGAACCCTCGCTATCTAAAGAATACCGTTACAATGTATCGTCGTGGACAGAAGGAAGTCTACACTACTGATCCACTTCTAGCTGATGCGCTTAAGATGGACCCCTATGTCATTACCCATGGCGCAGGGCAGTTCATCTATGCAGCAAAGCGTGGTGTCGAGTTCGGTGCTACTGGTCTAGGTGCACCATTCTTTGCTGCAACTAGTATGCTCCGTAGTTGGCAAATTGGTAAGTACACAGCCGATGCAGGATACCGCAGTCCTAGCCTAATTGGCTCCATCGCTGCTGTCCCACAACAACTTTACCCTATGCTTGCGCGTGGGATTGCTCGTAGCTATGAAGCTGGTTCGGGAGGTTTGCTATCTAGGTTTGCAGGTAATGCATGGGTTGACTCCCTAGCTCAGAGAGCCGCAGGTGAATACAACGCAAGTCTGTATGCACAGCTTCAACGTGTCGGCTCATCTCGCGGGAGCATTCTTGAGCATGAGCGTATTACAACTGGACTGGATGAGCTTAGACACGCCATTAATCAATACACCAGTCAACCTGGGATTAAACCTTTCTCTCCATTCTTAAATGGATACAAGAACCTACTAGAAGCAATCCATAACGGCCCTGCTTACAACTACGTTCGTAAAAATCTCTCAGTTGCTCCTATGCCTCAGCTAGCTGCTAGGGCACGTAATCTTACAGGTGATCCACGTAAAGCAGGACAATATTACTTTGAGCCTGTTGGAGGAGGTAAAGCACAAGGCATCCGATACGAGCGCGGCGGTAGTGTGAGTCACACAATAGGTGACATTGCTGCACGCACTATGATGGTGCCTACTGAACTTATAGGACGCACTGCGGTTCCATGGTTCAACGCTACACAACAAGGCATCAAACGTATCGGTGAAGCGTATCTAAACGACCCCGTTAAGTTCACTCGGAGCATGTGGCTCTACGCTGGAATGCCTGCAGCGGCTGAATACCTATACGCACATGCTCTCGGTAATGATCCCAAAGGACAGAGTTATGTTGACTATATGATGAACCGTAGGAGTTCATACAATCGTCAAATGAACTGGTATATTCCTATCCCTGGTCGCAATGCTGAGGATGGAGTTGAGCTACCGGGCTTCCATGAAATGCGTCCTGCCGCACGGATGACGTCTGTTGGCATGGATCATATGCTTGGCAATGCTAATAACACACTACGAGATGACTATTGGAAAGCAGCGAATATGTTCGTTGATACTGCAATCATCCCACCGCTGCCTCCGATCGTCGGTGGTCCTATGGCACTAATGGGAGTCAATCCTCCTATGGGTTTACCACTCGGATCATTCGGCGGTGAAGCGTATTCGATTAAGACTGATCCATTTGATCAACTCGGCGGCATGCCTGCAAATATCGAAGCCCTCGCACGTGCAGTTGGTGGTGGTGCTGCAACTACTATTGGTCAAGGCTATGCCGCATTCACACAGACACCAGAAGGCTTTACCAAAGCAATCACGAATGCTGGTACTGAGATGGGTAAATCTATAATCTCTCGTACGCCTATGATCCGTGATATCACAGGCATTCTACCGCCCATGTCCGGTAACACCGATGTGCGTAAAGAGCTATTCGATAAACAAAAAGAGATCGATCAGCTTCTTAAGTTCTATTCCAAGTGGGACAAAAATGCAGGAAAAATCAACACCGATCCAGCTAGTAAAGGTGGTGGCGCGGTTGCGGAAATACTTATGGGTCCAGTCTCAGCAGGAGGCAATCCAGGGATCAGCCAACCTCCGCCGACCAATCCCTTATACATTAAGTTCATGGCCGATGTATACAATAGGTTCAAACGAGAGAGCCCCAACTATGTTAAAGGCGAGGATCAAGGCGGTATTGGTTTCAGATCGCTATGGCGTAGGTACGGCGATGCATCTGAGGCTCTCAAAATGCTCCGTCCTATCAACGATGGAAACAATGTGACGTGGCAAGCTCAGTTGAAGAATGAACCTGCTGTGCTGGAAGAGTTGAATAAAGCTAATGTTGACTCAAAAAACTTGCGTGAGGTTAAGAACTACTATACGCTCAAACAACAAGATGCCGCACGAGTGATCTTGAATACCATTCGTGCGGTTGAAGAAGACTTCTCCAAGTTGGCAGGCAAGCCCATCAAACTCAAAGACCTTAATCCGTATCAGGGTAAGCCCTTGGAAGATGCTCCATTCGCTTATCCTGATGTGGTGGATGAAGTGTCACGGAACTGGAACCAAGGAGCGCCGGCGCCGTGACTTGTATGACTCACACTAAAAAGTGGCCTTATGTTTGAACTCACCACAGCTATCCCCTGTTGTTACATAAGGCCACTTAGTACCCCAAAATGTAACTTGTGGAGGATGCCTACGACAATCTCCACCAATATCATCAACTTCTATACGCTCCTCTCCTGAGCCTGGAGGTCCAGGTACTACTCTACGCCACCGTGAAAAGAATTTACAATCTACACAATGACTAATCATTGAGTTTCTCCGTTGCTCGCCAGATCGTAGCACTGACACCATGAGTGCGTTGTGTAAACCTTTGAACTTTCTCCTCGGCCCATAGAGCTTCCAACTCCATGTTGATCTCGTCAGGGAGAACCTTATTGAACCTCTTGTTAATATCTCCCACTGTACGTCCGGTCGTTCCTGCTTCGAGCAACATCTGCTTGAGCAGGAACTGCCAATTCATTCGGAGTTCACCGGCTTTGAGTTTGGGCACTTCACAACTCCACAGCTTTCATATGTGACCAACGGTGTAAACCTTTAGGGTCTTCAACAAACAACTTCTTCTGATTATCCCAAATCGTAGGATAACTCATTTTTAGTTCTGCAGGAATTATCAACTTCTCAGGCTTGTGCTTATACACGTCCTGAATGATAAGAGGTTCCTCCGCATGTCTCTTCATAATCTTCATACACGTCTTCGCATACTTTGGCGTAGTGATAGGTATAAGACTATCATGTACGTCAATCGCAATTCGTGCATACATCTTATCTGGCCACTCGTCATCCTCTTCACACTTGTACCATATACGAGTGACCTTATCTCCGATGGTACTCTGCGGATAGAATGCGATAAGCGACTCCATTACCTCATCGTCGATCCGCTGGACCACTTTAAGTCTGCGTCCCAGTGCATTGTAGACCTCACGATCGCGTTTGAAACATTTTTCCTCTTCGGCCCACCAATAACGCAACTCAGGAGTGATGGAATGATACACAGACCACGCTCGCGCTGACTGATGGAACGGTAAGCCTGTTACCTCTGCGAGCTTCCATTTTTCCATTCTGTAGTTAAGTCCGTGTCTGCATCGCTTGGCGATATAACGTATCGTTGGAATATTCGCTTCGTCGTGGTCCTTGGTTGGTACGAGATCATACGGAACTTTGAACATTTCACTAGCAAGTGCTCTGTGGCAGTCATACTTACCATCAATTCTGGCTTGCTCGAACTGCTCTTTCCACTTGGGGATATTTGCACGGTAAGCGACCACTCTTGCTTCCGCCTGTGAGAGATCGAAGTAAGGAAAAACACAGCCAGGGTCCGCAACAAACATACCACGAGCCCTGACAGGCTGGTTTTGCATATTACCGCCTTCGCCGTATATGAGCTGAGCACTTGATGTTCGGCCTGGGGCTTTAGCAACACCGTACTGTTTGTACTCACATCGAAACCTACCGTCCTGAGATACCCTAGACTCAGCATACGTACCACGGAATTTATCCTCCTCTTTGAAACGATTGAGGCTCGCTATCATCTCTTTGGCGAGCGCACTTGTACCGGGATGTTTAAGTATATTTGCTCGATTAGCTTCATCTGTGGACACACCTTTTCCCTGTAACCGAAGGCGCTTAAAGAATAACTCTTGTAACTGTTGCCAGGAGCCAGGGTTTGGATTATAGTCGTACTCTCCAGTAAGCTCATGTACATATCTGTGGAAATCAGCTTTGGCATTGTCGACGTCATAGTTCACCTGATCTGTTACAATTTCCTTAACACTCATATCCATCTTCACACCATGCACAGTCGCACTAACAAAGTGAGGCTGCGCTCGCATTACATGGGTGTGGAAGAACTTTGACTGACCTTGCTTCTCAAGTTCTTTCTCAAGCTTCTCATAGCATGCATACGTGAGGGCCACGTCGGAGCAGTTGTAACGCCAATAACTATCGATGTCGCCGCCCTCTTTCCACTTCTTTCCCTCATCCTTATAGAACGGATGATTGGTATATTGTGAAACCAAGAACGCCAAGCTATGCGGCAGTTGCGGGTAGAGAGTGTGATGCGCCAATAGTGTGTCAAACCAAATCTTGACTTTAAGACGGTCACGAAGCCATACGTGGTACGTGTCGAATGACCCGTTTTGTGCGATAATTCTGTGTGACTCACACAAGTCCTGCAAGGCATTGAGAAGGTCAATCTCTTGCTGTATCGTGAAACGGTTGCTTTCCTTGTCTCTAAGATTGATGCAGATAGCACGATGCGCCTCATTGCCCAAGCCATAGCACACTGTCTCCGTTGTGTTCATAGTCTCAATATCAAACGAGACTGGTTTCGGGGACTTCTCTAAATCCCTGATGAAAGCGAGGGACTCTCGGAATGTGGGATTGATAATTCGCGTAACGTTATGGGATCTAAATACGTTCCGAACAACACGGTCGAGTTTGTCACAGTCCATGGAAAAGATCGGTTCATACTTAAGTTCACGCTGAGCATAGGCTGGATTGACAGTACACACAACCCGTCCTCTTCTTCCGTTTGGTAGTTGAGCGTCGATGACAGAACCCCTCCAGTTGGTAACTCCGGTAACTCCGAGAATAGCTTCGAGAGCATAGTTTCCCATTGCAAAAATAGTGCTAACGTTTCGGAGTTGCTCAAGTTCCCAATTGAGCATTCCGATCCACCTATCGAGTTCATCCCTATGTACAATATGCCTCTCGTTTCCCTTACGGGATAAGGAGATTTGTCGTTTGACCACGTTCGTAACGTAAGTATTAGTTCGATTAATGTTGTATCGTCTGAGGGTATTCCAAAGTAGCATGCCCGCTCCACCAACAAACGGAAGTCTCTGTGGATGACGTAGTTCAGTTTCCCCTGGTCCTTCTCCAACAATTGCAACGTGTGACGAGACTGGTCCATCTGAGAATACCTCCGTGTCTAGGTTAAGCTCTGCTGCCTGTGACCGAAAGTCAGCGTCGAGTTCTGCTCTTGTTAGTGTTGGAAATTCGATTTTTTCTAGCACTGGTTGCCTCCATCTCAACTTCGCCAATGAACTCACAAAGCTTCATGATCGCTTCGGCTAGTCTACTTTCATTAGATGTGGACTCAGTATTCCAGTATACAGCCTGAGCCAAAGACGTAGCCTTGTTCAGCTTCGCTATAGTGGATGCATGATCTATCATAATACCAATGCCTCCAGAAGCTCTTGATCGGTTGTGACTAGTTTATGCATAAGTAAATTCATCAGATCAGGTTCCTCGCCATCACGTAGATATGCAATTACATGTCTACCCGCACCTGCACAGTAACCAGCCTCAAGATGTGCAGAACGTCCTGCCGGTAAGAGTAGAACACATACGTCTGCCCAAAGCATTCCTCTGAAATCATTTACAAAGCCTTGTGCTGCACGTGGATGTGTAAGCAAAATCTCTCTCTGTTGTGCAGCAGTAGGCATACTAGGCATGTTCACCTGTCCCCAACTAAATGCCCATTGAGGATCACGGAAGTTATATACCTGATGACCAGCTAACATAAGGAGCTTAAGTACCTCTTCATGAAATGGATTACGCCAAGATGTAGCTAGATATATACGACTCATAGCAGCCTCCTATTTGTGTGACTCACACTAGAATTGTTTATGTTCATACGCCTTCATACTCATACCCATCGCCTTCCTATCTGTGATGAGTATAACCTGCTTCTTCGCTCTAGTCACAGCGGTATAGAAGTTCCTCTTATTCAACAACCACGCCTGAGCCCTATGCATACAATACACAATCGTATCAAACTCAGAACCCTGCGCCTTATGCGTCGTTACTGCATACCCAAGTTCCAACTGCTTACGAGGATCGTAATTAACAATATGACCAGCGTAGGCATTATAAGTTTTGATACGGGGAGGTACGACAATGGACCTACCCCCCGTGACAACGCCGAGTTCACCAGCATCACTGTCAACCCAATCAATATAACCCAACTCACCATTAAACAGATCGAGCTTGTAGTCATTTTTCACCCATATGAATTTGTCTTTTGCTCGTACTGCGAGCGGAGGCTCATCCTTACCAAAGCGATCAAGTCTGAGCATGGGACCACGACTATTGAACCTCATCTGTATCGAAGGATTAACGCGCATCGTGCCTGCTTTGCCTTTACGTGTCGGCATGATAACTTGATGTGACTCCTGCGTGAACTCTTTAGTCACAAACTCAATACACATCTGGACAGGATTGTCAGTGTATATAATCTCAAAGTCAGGCTTTCTAATAGGTAACATACCACGCAGAATACGCTGTGCATTGTCAATGATCGTATCACCACTCCGATAGTTATATGTTAACTCCACACTAGGCTGCTCTTTTAATAGCGTGATGAATGGAGGCGCTCCCTCTTCCACAGGCGGAAGTTGATTGTTATCCCCAATGAACCGCACTAGCCCGCCTTTTGGTAATGCATCCATAATGAAACGGTATAGTTGTGGAGATACCATAGACGCTTCATCGACAATAATCACTCTCTGGTCAAACGGATATTCGCGATTACGCTTCGGCAAGTTCGGATCAAGTTCTGCATCCGCATCATCATCCGGCATCGGAAACTCAAGCTGGCGATGAATTGTCTTCGCTTTAATTCCTGTAAGTTCTTCAATTCTCTTTGCCGCTCTGCCTGTTGGAGCGCACAGAGCAACCGCGATCTTTTGCCTACGGAATTCGCGATAAATAGTGCCAAGTACGAGAGTCTTACCGACACCTGCGCCTCCTGTTACACATGCGATTGTATTTGCCTTATCGCAGCAAATTTCTACTGCGCTCTCTTGTTCACTTGATAGCTCGGGGGCTTGATCAATCATACGAATTTCTTCAAGCCTGGAGGATTATGTGGATCAACTCGCCTACCCAGGATATCAGCGTGATCCGGTGTGAGACTGGTAGACACATGTATCTTATACACTACTGTCTCTTTGTCTTCGATATCTGACGCATCAAGATTGGTACGCAGCATGACAATTAGAGCCACATCAGTTCTGTTCATCTCACGCTTGTACCAATCAGCATCAGGCAAATCTATCGTGAATAGATCACCGGGTTCAAGATCGATTGCAAGACATTTTTCGAGACGCACGAACGCTTTCTTTGCAGGGTTAGTCATTTGACTTCCTCAAATCTACCATCGAAGAACCCCTTGAATGTACGTACAAACAAACGCCCATCACTAGCTTCGTAGACTACAACAGCGTCGCCATCTTTTATATCATCTGCTGCGGCCGCTGTACGATGGTCCAGGAAATACATTCCACCTGTCTTATTATGAAGAAATGTTCTCTGTGTCATGCTGCCTCCGATAGCACTTTGCGTGCTGCTTGAATTACAATCATTCGCACAAACTGTGCAGTGCTCATCATGAGATGCTCTGCTGCATTATCAAGATCAGCCTTATCACTCTCAGAACATCTAAATACCATTTGCTTATCGCCATTCCTAGCGGTAAGGTCCACTATACTAATCGTGATGTGAGTAGGCCGTTGCCGCTCCATCGCACTTCCCTTTCAAAGAAGGCTGTGTGACTCACACAAGTCACACAGCCAGTTACGCTAGATGTTACGCGGAACGACGAGCACGCGCAGGCTTGCCAGTAGCAGGCGCTACCACAGGCTTACCACGTGCAGGAGCGGCCTTGGCTTCGGCAGCTTCGACAGCCCTGATCTCAGCACGAGTCTCACCGGCATACGAACCGGACTTCACAACGAGACGTGCGCTGCGACCCATCCACTCATTCGGATCAATCGTCGTCACATTCGAGTCGAGTCCAAGAGCCTCAATGAACTTACGCAGGTTGAACAACCCACGTCGATCAGTGCGGCCCTTTGGTACCATGACACGGTTCCAAAACAGGACCGCACCATTTTCGTACTGTTCAGCAATGTCCGCTGCAAGTTCATCCGGCGGAATGCGGAACTGGATGGCATAGTACGAATTACCCTTACCCGAGGTAGCCTTCTCGACCGATTGGATTTCACCCACATACGTACCTGCAGGGATTTCCTTCGGCTTCTCAACATCAGCAAGGCTCTCTTCGAGTTCGAGAATTTCCATCGGTTCGTCATCTGCAATCATAGTCTTGCTCCTTTGCGGGACGTGATCAGCCGTGGGCCGCGCTGGTTTATGGTCCCCTGACCGGGATGCGAATTGTCCATCTGTTGAACTATCTTACGAGCCTCAGCAAGAGTGATCTTACGATCTAACGCAATCAAACGCTCTGCCCTCGTTCGTTTGCGCCAAGCTCTTTGTGTTTCGTTACGCCTATCTCTATTATTAGTATGGTATGCCTTAGCATATGCTTTGGCACGTTCTAAGTTCTCATGATACCAAGACATGATGTGTGACTCACACTAAAGGCCTGTTGACTCTCCACGCTTCGATGGCTCAGGAATAGGATCGAACTTCTGGAAACGCTTGTGTGCTTCTTCAAGACCACACTGCGAGATCGTCTCCGCAAGCTCTACAAGCTGCTTAGCAAACTGCGGATTGCCTGACTCTGTAATAACTTCTATAGGAGGCTTACCTTCAACCTCTACAGTACCTCGTTGATCATCACGTACACGACGAGAAGCCTCATACAAATGTGCAACGACCCACATCACACCCTCTAAGAACGCAACAGTCTCAGCGCGCTCAGACACATTGTCTTGAGGAATTTTAACCTCTTTACCTAAAATATTCTTTGTCAGATCAGCAGTCATTTCACTCTCCTCTCAGGTACAGGTAGCTTCTCACCAGTCTTAACCCACTCATCATAGAACGATGCAATAGTCATCTGTCCCTTGTCTGGGGCATCAGCATCGTACTTAAGCTCAAACTCAGGCGCACCCTTACCAGAGAACATACGAGTCTTCATTGGTCTACGTTTTCTCGTCGGTCTGACTGCAAGAAAACGTTTGTTGTTATCCTCATTCAACCACCAAATCTCAGACAGTCTCCATGTATTATTATTGACCAACTTACCACCTAGCATGATCGTAACGAACTGCACCGCACCCTCTGTGTCGAGAACTGGATCAGCTTCATGTGCAGTCAATATCAAATGCACTCCATGCTTTGCGGTAATCCTCAAAAGTCCTGTAAGTACCTCAAGTACAATCGCATTACGAGCACCATAACTATTTAACCCTGGCGCTTCCATCGTAGGTCTAAACTTATTGTTCCCACCTAGACCTAAATCTACCGCCTTCTGTAACGCACGGAAAGCAATAGCAGTGACACTATCACATACAACCGTTTCAATGTTCTCGTTCTCAGACAACAGCGCATCCAGCCCAAATGGATTATCGTTCTGACCATACTTAAACAAATCCTCATAGCCCATATCAGCATAATTAGCCACAAGCACATCCTTCCTATGACCAACAGAAGCATGTTCCTGATCCCCAAATGAGAGCCACAACTTATCTCCAGGAGCCGTGCCAGCGAATGTAGTTTTCCCTACCCCTGCCGGTCCCCACAATAGGATCGCCATACGCTTCGGGGTTTCTGCATTCCGTGTAATCTCCACCGGGCCGAGCATGAGAGCTGGCTTCTTCATCTGTATCACAACCATCGTCACGATATGACCTAACCTCGGCCACTCCCTGTTTGTGTGAGTCACACAGACTAATCGGCCACAGCCCGCTCGCTAGGGGAGGGGTCGGCAGGGACCATCGACTCATGAAAAGCAACCTGCCGTCCTGCCGCCGTATCTGAACAAAAACTGAGTAGCGAACATGGGCGAAAGTAGCGACTACAAGAGTGCGTGAACCTAGTCGCATGCTCAAAATCGTCCTTGTACTTCTCATACGTCTCAGCCAAGTCACGAAGCCATGTAGCCCAATGTTGTATGGCATCCTCTGTCCTTTCAATAGGCTCAAATGGATACACATCCTCACCTTTGTGGATAGGCTTGATCCTTAGACCAGTCACTCTACTCTTTAATATCCTAAACCCAAACACACTCGTACTCGCAGCACAATAGCCTGTGACTTGATGCTTCATATCAAATGAGTTACGCCATGCATAATCTATTCTCGCAGCAGTCTTGTTCTCGTCCAGAAAATGTTCCATTGTAGTCTTCTTGATAATGAGACCGTCAATGGTTCCAACGTAACGAAATTCTCTGTTATCTTCAAAAGTAAGAACAACATCAAACACCTGCTCAATCCCAACCATACACTTAGGGTTCTTGGTATCCTCCACGTAGAGCGGCCAATTCTCCATACGCGGAAGCCGCTCATCAATGTATACAATAGTTGAGAGTTCCATATTCTGCATCGTTCTCGTTTGGTCACTTGGACTATCCTTCCATCCACTCGACCCAAGCACAGCGAAACACAACTCCATCAAACTCTCACGCTCATCTGTTTGACTCACACAATACTTGTAACACTTATCCCAACGCTGCGCACCAAAGAGACGCTTGCCTACTTCACGTGCATGTTCAGGCAACTTCTGAATGAACTCTAACTGCCATACTCTCACCGCACCAAACATCTCATGCATGGCAGTACCAGCCTCAAGGGCCATCGAGCGCGCTTCGGTTGGATACTTCTTCTGTAGGTGTACTACTCCCCACGTCGGACACATTGCTATGTCTTCTAACCGGGAGTTTGAGTATGGATGCAAGATCTTCTTCTGCGCTGTTGATGTACGCTGGATGCTCATCAAACGGGGGCGCGACTGGCTCTTCAATCTCAACTCCGACCTCGCTCTTGTCGGGATCGGGCTTTGTGGCATTCTCGGTAAAGTAGGCATTGAGATACTCCAGCAGTTCGCGTTTCATCTCTAGCACGATAGCAAAGAATGGTTCTTGGTTCAGGTTTGGGAATGATGCTATCAATCCAGCCCGCAACCTAAACTCAGCCTCATACAGTTCAGCCTCTCGCTCACGCTCAAAGAACGTCCCATCGTCTGTGACAAACCCTCTAGTTTGTTTCATGTCGTTTGGCCTTCTGCTCTAACTCGATATCATGTGCAGCCTTCAAATTGAACACCATAGTCTGTGTATCCAAATGCAAATTGCCTGCATACTCAAGCGCACTCTTCATATCACCAGAAGCAGCAACAAAACACATACGAGCACTCATACCCACTACTGCAGACGCAACCACATCAGGATCAATCTTCTTAGTCATAACGACTATACGCTTAAGAAGCTTCGTAGCCTCTTTGAGTTGCGTCTCGTTGAGCTTCATCTCTGATACTCCATGATGACTTCACACTTAACTAAGCGAACAGAGTCTTTCCTACCTTTGCGTTGTGTGAATGCCTGTACTGCAATCTCAGAACTATCAAAGATACCAACTACCCACCAACTCTCATGAGCAGCGTCAGGTATCTCAATTAGATAAAACTGCTCTGCATTTGTGCTAAGAGTAGTCATGGCTAATGCTCCTGCTCAGGATCGTTGGCAACTGACTGAACATCGATACCATCTTCCTTACCAAGCCCAAGTACCTGACGCATCTTGTCTTCCATCGCCTGATTAAGTTGTATGAACTTCCCAACCGCATTTGCCAACTCAAGGATCAAGGAACTCTGTGTGTTCATATCCTTGCTGAACTGTACTTGTACTTCGAACATATGCGTGAGAAGATACTCAGCCTGCGGACTCAGGTGAGCATCATTCAGTCTACGCTTGAACTCATTGAACTGCATCTCTACCTCCTGTTTGATCTATCATCCCGGGATAAGTTTGTGTGAGTCACACAACTACTCAGTTTCGTAATCTTCCATCACACCTATCTCATCCTTCAACTGCTGGATCACAACTACACGCTCTTCACATTTGTATATCGCACGCTCACAGCGATCCAGTTCCTTTGCCAGCATCACATAATGTTCCTTGAGTTTGCGATGCATCTTATCCTTTTCAACCTCAAGCTTGATCGCCTCACCAGCTACATACTCCATAGCTGCAACAATACGACGAGCCCTGACTCCTTCTATGTGAGCCTCAAGCTCCTCAATCGTCAGGTCTTCAAGCGTTGGTTGTAGGACGAGATTGGCCATAACAGAAGTCCCATTCGTAGAATAGAAAATCAAGACACTCACTCTCAATCTCAGATACATTATGTGCTGGTACTGGCGGTGTGATCCATCCACCCTTCTCTATGAACCCATGAGACAGCAGAAGGTCCAATGGCCCGCAGATATCAATAGAGCCAAACCATTTGTTCATCAGATCATGTTGCCTTTGACTGGAGCTAGGCATAGCTAGCTCCTCTCAATAATATTGTACGACACCTTCGGATTACCCTCCACCTTAGCGTCGTCTAGTGCCTCTTTCGTGTAACTGACTGGAACTTTATATTTTGACTTACTCAACCTCTCAGCAAATGTTTGAGGATCAAACTTCGAGACAGGTTTCGAAGCCTTGACAGTTCCCACGAAACTAGGCGAGAACCCAAACTCTTGCTCTGAACTCGCTTCAACCTCATCCTTCTTCGGGGCAATGCCTTCCTTTTCAAGAGCCTTCCATGCCGCTTCTGATTTGCCCTTTGCATACTTCTCAACCGTATCCCAGAGATATGCTTCACCGAGCAACCTCCCTTGGTTATGCTTCTCATCAGGATTAGCTGTGCCGTTCATACCAAGCTTCGACAAAGCCTTCACGATATCAGTCATGTAGCTCATCTGGCAGCCCTCTGTTTGTGTGAGTCACACAAGTTATGCGAAGCCTCTGGGTTTGAACTGCCCACTTGGAATTGCTGGACCCTTCTGTAAGAACTCAGGTACAGGGTCTACTCCACCTTCTGTGGAACGCTCTCCGGTACGGTCAATGGAGGCATGTGCTCTGGCTTTGGTGGTTCCTGGTATGGGTTCTCGCTCGGCACCGTCTGGGGAATTACTACCCGACGCCTCACTGGTTCTCCGATCTCTGCCATTGTACTTCTCCGGTTCAGGACTAAACTCTCTCATCGCTACTTCAATACGCATACCTGCCTTATGCATACGAGCAGTCTCACGTCTAACAGCCTCAGCTTCCTTCTCAGCAGTCGCACGAATATCATCAGCAAGCTGATCTGCTACCTTCTTCCACGCCTCAGCACGCTTGACTACATCCTGACCAAAACGACTGACGTAATCTGCACGATCACCAGCCATCCTAAGAATACTCGCAGCTGCTTCTTCACCCCATGACGGAGTTTCATCTCTTACAGGAGAGCCAGGCGCATCAACATATGAAGGCACACCCATACCCTCATTCATCTCTTCATCACGGTGTTGTAACGCATCATGAACTGCCTTCAAGGCTGCATCTGTAGGATTAATCATCGCCTGTCTCCGTTTGTTTGAAGTTGTGTGACTCACACTAGAACTTTGTCTTCCTAGGCTCAGGCTTGTCTATGAGACTAAAATGCGTAAGAAGCCCATGCTCATCATCCTTCAAAACATGAGCACCAACGGAACACCTAACACACAGCGTTAACCATTCCTTATGCTGAAACACTTCAAGAGCCTCACCCGTTTTGATACAGTCGAAGCTCCCATCAGATACCAAATAGTCACCAGCCTTAACTTCTGTAAATGGGATTGTCATTGGCTTCTCCTCTCAGCTTGTATATACGACGATAGATCTCAGACTCACAAGGCCATTCAGGCGTTCCTGTATAAAGGTATGTCTCTAGTGCATGTAAAATCTCTGGCTGTGTATGGAGGTTATGACCCCAATGATAAGGCATGAATAATGCACTGGTACAGTCATTATCGTCACTGAGAACAATCTCCTCTTCAATAGACCCCGAGTCATTCATCTTAAGCCCACCTAACAATGCTCCCCAACCCAAAATGCACCCCTCAGTCCCACACGCACTACGCTCAAAAGTTATATCCATACGGACACACCCAGGAACCTTATCATCTTTCAACAATCCAAGTAACATAACTAGCCCATTATAGAGCTTCTCAGTCAAGTTCAACTCAACATTAGTCTTCATCGGTGTACGAGCTAACATCTGACTTCTCCTCGTTGAATGAAAGGCGGGGGATGGCTACGCGCGACCGAAACCATCCCCCATGTGTGAACCACGTGGGGTGTTGTGTGACTCACACAATCTGTGAAGCGGCTTTAGGCCCAAACGCTGTTGACATAGCGTGAAGCCGATCGCATGGCATATGGATATCCTGCCACGGATCAAAATGAGGATGGAACACTGGCTTTAGACCAGTACGATCTGTATAAGCATCGTGTCCAGGTGTGTGACTCACACGACGTTGCGGAGTCCACAAACCATTTGGTATGCTAATCACGCGCTTGTCTTCGTGGTCTTTACTATAAATCGGCTTACGATTATCGGTCATGCGCAGGGTCTGGTCAGTCATGGCAGCCTCTGTTGTGTTGATAGCAAAGTTATATCACAGTGCTAACACTTTGTCAAGTGCTATTTTTCAGGCTTCGGGAACACAATTCCTTCGCCAAATTTCCACTCCGCGTTTGTACAATCACCACCATCAGTAATAATAACACGCTGAACTAATCCAGCCTTCGCTGCAACGCTTTGCGAATAATGTCTGAATGCTTGCATTGCAGTCGCAGCACTCACATGACGACGTACATACTCATACTGACCATCCTCAAAGAACTGACACACGTTAAACATTTCCTCGCTCATTTCTGCCTCCTCTCAGTATGTGTTTTCAATAGTTGTATCTGTTCTTGATTGAGTCCAGACGACTCGCTTAGCCAAGTCATCGACACGGAAGCTCCCGTTAAGGTATAGCGAGTTCCTGTCATACGGACCCCCGAGTTCAATGGTCGGTTCCCCTGGTTGCGCGCAGTCCACAAAATGATCCGCGAGGGCTTGACGTGTGACATTGTTCAACCTCCTAGCCGAAGTCATCCCTAAGATGATATGCGTCATACGACTGAGGATGATTGCCTCTTTCCTCTCGTCGTGTGAGTCACACAAGATATCAGCCTGGAGACGTAACTGTTCATAAAGCTGTCGCTTCCTAGCGTATGCGGCTCGTCGTTTTCGATTGTCTCTCATGGCCCAACTCCAAACCTAAAGTGATATCCTATAATCGCACCAGCATACGTACCATAGATATGCGAATATATCTCTACTGCTCCTCTCGTAATCGTTACCAATCCATGCTGAGGACCAGCAACATTCTCAAACAAGTGAATAACATCACCTGCTAGAAACACCCCATGATTTACAGTATACACTGTAGACGATCTCTCTACCCAACCAGGATCAGTTGGATCAGTTACAGGTAATGGCACGGTTCTACCTCCCCAATAAGGCAACCACAAATCAGGATCAGCATTTGTTCTAGGCATGCCTCCCCTATCTGTGTATTGCGTTCCTTCATGACACATCTGCACACAACTCGCACTGACTTGAGACAAGATAACCCAACCAAGTGCAAGCAACTCATAATACTCAGGACTCTGATACGTGACTATCTTGTTCATGTAGCTTTCGCTCCTTTAACCTCATCCCTTCCAAGAACTCTGCGAACTTCATTCCAGCCTCAAGAGAAGTACAATCTGCATCTGCTAACAGGAAAGCAGATAAAGTCCACAAATCACCTATCAAGTTAGCCATAATAACACTATCATGAACTTCACCTACTTCATAACGCATAACACTATCTTTGGCCCACTTCGACAATTCAACACGCGACCATGCCCGAATATCTTTTTCAATCTGTGACATTTGGCAGCCTTTCTTTGTTGTGTGACTCACACATAAAACTCAACACGCCTCATTGGATGCCTAGCTACAACCTGAGCCTTCGCAGCATCTCTATCCCTAGCCCTGATGTAATCCTCTATATAACCTTTACCATCAGGCATAGCATACCAATAGAGAGGCTCACCTACACCATAATACACACCAGTCGATGTGTATCCTTCCTCATTCAACTTGATCCGAATGAGTGTCGTCTTCTCTTTCTTCACCTTCTGATCTAGGAACGTGTGCATGTGTTCAGCCTCCCATAGCTAGCACTCAATCAGACCAATAGAACGCCAATAGAAGGGGTCTTCGCATACAGTCACAGTCACAAACTTATTCCCCTGTCTGACTGCGGCCGTTACTTTAACGTTGAATAGATATCCATCTGCGAGACTGACTGTGCTCATACCAAGGATGAACCCAAACAACATACCCGCGATGAAGGTGATTGGTCCGAATGTACAACCACCACGTCTGCCTAGATCATTCATGGCATGCACTCCTAAATTTGTCTGCATCAAACTGGGGATTGTCTTCGTGACCTAACTCAATGAATGCTTCAATAGCAGCATCCATTCCATGTCTTTCACCAGCGAACTCTAACCGTGCATAAGCATGCTTCAATCGCTCTGCTATCCGCACGTAATCTTTGCGTGTCATGGTGTATGATCCCTCTGCACAACATTGAATACAAACGACGTTGCTTTAGGATGCTTCTCTATCAACCTTTTGATAGTCACCGCAGCAATATCAGTACTCGGACACCACTCCTCTGCTGCAAAATCCAACTCTCCAGTATCAAAGTTCGCCGTCCCTTCAATCGCGTACTCTTTCATAACTGTATCTCCCGAATATGCAAGGAGTTCATGTTATCCTGGTTGATACAGCTATGTTCTCTCAAACCCATCTTAATAGGTATTCTGAACTCATAAGGTCTTGTCTTCCAAGTCTTTGTCATCCCACTACGACGAGCCTTCCACCAACGCCCTGTCGCCATCAATACCTCAATCCTACCCGCATCTAGAGCCTTCTCAATTGTCTCTCTCGTGAACATGGCAGCCTCCTAGTTGTGTGAGTCAAACAAGTATGCGGCGGCAGTTCGGCTTCGTCATACAAAATCCACGCTAGCACAACGCTATCACTTTGTCAACACTTATTTTCAGCGTATCTCAATCTCGCTCACAATGTAAGTTTTGCTTGCTATAAATTGCACAGCACCACCCATCACAGCCGAAAAACTAGACGGCACGCCATAACTATAGTAAGCCCCATTACCTGTATTGCTATAGTTGTACTTGTTATCTGTAGGATTGATATAGAACATATCGACATTAATCAACAACTCATCTGCTGCTGACTTCACAAGTGGTATCCAATTAGACTTCTGACGTGAAAATGGTGCAAGTATATACCCAGGCTGCATACCAAACAATGCCTCAACTGGAATAGCTTTCATATTAGCTGTAGCACCATCTCGTATACCAATAGTCAAATGTCCTGTACTCATATACGATGCAAGTGACGTAATCGTAACACGCACTTCCGTACCAGCAACACCACCAGACGGAATTATGCTACGAATTGCCACACCTGCACTACTATCAACTGCTCCAGTGTTTGTAGTCTGGTATATCGACACGGCTCCAGCAGCCGGATTAGGATTACAAGGTGCCTTCCAAACAACACCCATGTACATCATGAAGTCTGCACCAGGGTTCACTGCCTGATATGCAAACACAAGACTATCGCCCCTTGACTTACTATAATCAATCCCAATACTGTGATTAGTTAGCTGTGCTCTAGGAGTTCTAGGTGACGTATTCATAAATCCAATCGTCTTGAGGTAATATGGTTCCTCAAACTGATTAGCTGGAAAGTCTGCACTCTGACCATACCTTGATCCTGGATCAACAGCAACAGACACTGAGCCATACGCATTCATAGGAAAACCAACAGCCGGATATTCACGCCACATCCACACCTGCTCGATCTTCAGTGGATCAGGGAGTCTGCATGTCGGACCACCATCATCAGGCAACTTCAACACTGTATCTTTGAGGTAAGTCATGCCTGCAGTAGATGAGAATGGTGCACTAGACTTGAACACATAATTGTATTGCACAGCCTCTTGACTGTGTGACTCACACAAAAATAATGCATAGATAACAACAGTGCTCAGTGCAAGCTTAAACATTTCTAGTCTCCGTTGTTAGAGTGTTAGAGTGTGTCCGGCACGATTTCAGCAGACGTGGGG